GCGAGATCCTTAAGTTCGTTGTGATGAACGCAATCGCAGGTGTGTATAACTATTTTGTGACATTTATAAATGTAGCTATCGTTGGAATCAACCTGCTGATCAAGGCTGCAAACTTTTTCGGTGCAGACATTGAGGAGATCGGAACGCTTGGATATATGGCGTTCACAGGTATCGGGGACGCTGCAGATACAGCAAAGAGAAAGATCGGTGGTGTTGCTGAGGTCGCTGGTGCTATGGCAGAGAAAGAAGGCGGAGTTCAAAAGGTGGCTAAGGCTATGAAAGCTGTCGCTTCTGCTGCTGGAGGAGATGGCGGTGGTGGCGGTGGCGGTGCAGCAAAAGCGGTTGAGACTGCGAAACAGAAACTAGAAAAATATATTGACGCATTGAAAGGCATGAGTTCGGCACAGAAGTCTGCTCGTGATGCTGACAAGTCGTTGCTGAAATCACGCACCAGTCTCGCTGAGGCAACATTGAAGCTCACTGATGCACAGGCATATTTCAATCAGGTTGTAGCTGGTTATGGGGCTAACAGCAAGCAGGCAAAGGATCGTCAGTTGGCTCTCCGCAAGGCTCAGGGGGCTGTTGAAAAAGCTGGTTACGATGTTGAGGGTTCAGTGTTCGCTGTTACTAAAGCGGAACAGGATTTGGCTGCTGTTCGCCTTGATCCTGAATCATCTGCTCAGGCGATCCGTGAAGCAGAGATCGCACTTGCAGAAGCAAAACTTGGTGTTAAGGATGCAACTGAGTCTCAGGTTGAGGCAACTAATGCGCTGACCGAAGCAGAGACACTGTTAGATGAAACAGTTAATGGTGCTAAAGAAGGCAGTGACGCATACACGGAAGCATTAGAGAAACTGAATGATGCAAAGAAAACTCAGGTAGATGCAACTGATGCGGTAACTGAAGCGTTGGAACGCCAGACAGAAGCAGTGGATCGTTTGCGTGAGGCTGAGGAGAAAGCGCAAGAAGCACGGGGAACTGTTGGGGCTGGTGCTGCAGCTACAGCAGAAGCACAGGTTGGTGTAGCACCACCACCGAAAGCAACGGGTGGTTTGTTTGGTTCGTTCATGGAGGCTGTTCGTGCGTTGCATCCGAACTCTAAGGCTCTTTCATCTGCTACGCCTGTTACGCAAGCGAAAAAAGACTTTCCGAAACTGTATGCAGATTACAAAGCTAAGGGTTTGGCTATGGCGCAGGGTGGAATTATTACGAAGCCGACACAAGTTCTTGCAGGTGAGGCTGGTGCAGAGGCGATCATACCGTTAGATAAATTGCAGTCAGGTATGACTATCAATGTCACGATCAACGCTGGTATGGGTACTGATCCTGCGAAACTTGGTGATGAAATTGTTGATGTGCTAACCCGCTACCAGCGCAGAAACGGTGCGCTCCCACTAAAGGTTGCCTAACTATGGCAACAATGGCGTGGGGAGAAAACATCCAGATCTTCATGGAGTTGGGGTTTCCCGTAAATCCCTTCACGCTGGATGATGCTGCACTTGGTGTTCTGGATGAGGATTTTCTTGATGGAACTCTGATCGGTGATGATGTTTCCCCGTATGCCCAAGACATTTCTATTTCACGGGGTCGCTCTGACCAGCTACAGAACTTCAACGCTGGAACTTTCAGCGTGCGCCTGCTGAATCGTGATCGCAGGTTTGACCCAATCAATGAGAGTTCGCCATATTGGAACAGCACGCTTGGAGTTTCTGGTGTTGCGCCCCGCCGAAAAGTATCTGTGTTCTCTGATGGAGTTGCGTTGTTCACGGGGCGTATCACGGACATAGATGTTTCGTATGAGCCAAACAATCCGAACGCCACCAGCGAAAACAGTTATGTAACTATCACAGCGTCAGATGACTTCGTGCTGCTGGCTAACACATTCACAGAGTCACCGATAACGCCTACGCAGGAACTATCTGGAACACGGGTCACAACAATTCTTGATCTGCCAGAAGTTGGTTATCCTGCCACCAGAGATATTGATACAGGTTCAGCAACATTGGGCGGTGGCGCAACTTTTGAGATCGCAGGAAACACAAATGTTCTTACCTATCTGCAATCGGTAGCTACCAGCGAACAAGGCTATTTCTTTATTGCAGCGAACGGAGATCTAACTTTTACGGATCGGATTGCAGCCTCGTTTGCTACACCAAGCGCATACTTCACCGACACTGGATCTAACATCCCGTACACCAGCCTGTCTGTCATGTATGGGCAAGAGTTCCTATACAACAAAGTGGTGTGTTCTGTTGAGGGTGGAACAGATCAAACAGTTAATGATGTGGCATCACAAACCGAATATGGGATTTCAACACTCAATCTTTCAGCGTTGTTGCTGGTAGATGATGCTGCAGCCTTGACGCTGGCAACCGATCTGTTAGACAGGTACAAGTTGCCTGAGTACAGGTTTGACAAACTACAAACAATTTACAATCCGTTGAGTTCAGGCAATCAGGGGGTTCTGACTGCTGTTGATCTAGCTGATGTTGTCAGCATCACACGCACCTACCCAACTGGAACCCCTGCCAGCGTGACAAAAGAATACAGCATTGAGAACATCCGCCATGTCATAACACCTAGCTCGCATACAGTTGAATACGGACTAGCTGTAGCTGACCTCGTTTATCCATTCACGCTAGATGACGCAACCTTTGGCGTGATGGACTCAACGAACGCACTAACTTAAAGTGTTACACTAGGAGGCACTATGGCAGGCGCAGGCGCAAAACTCTTTACCAGTGGGGCTGTACTCACTGCAGCACAGGTCAATACCTATCTGATGGATCAAGCCGTTATGAGGTTCGCTGATGAAGCAGCCCGTACAGCAGCGTTCGGTGGTGCGGGTGAACCAACACTTGCTGAAGGCATGGTCAGTTACCTGATGGATACAAATGTCGTGCAATACTATGACGGCAGTGCTTGGGCAAACGTTGCGAGTTCATCAGCAGGTGACAGCGATCAAATTGTCATAGGCGTACAAGTCTTTTCATAGGAGAAATCAATGGCAACATTTACAAAGTTAGCGTTACAACCAGCAGGTACTACAGGAGATGGTTTAGGCATTTTGGTTACTGCTACAGCAACAGCAGGTACAGCAATACACACGGCATCAACTACACCTGCCACGATTGACGAAGTTTGGTTGTACGCATATAACAACAGCGCAACATCTATCTTGCTCACGATTGAGTACGGTGGTGTGACTGCGCCGAAAGATGTAATCAAAACATCCGTTCTTGGTCAGGCTGGCTTGGTTCTTGTCTGTGCTGGTCTTGTCTTACAGGGTAACGCAACAGCCAAAGTAGTTCGTGCGTTTGCTGCCACAGGAAGTCAGATTTCGCTGTTTGGATATGTCAATAGGATTGCATAATGTCTAGAATCCGTCAAGATGTTGGGCAGTATCTAAAGAGTTGGCAACCATCACAACCGTCAAAAACTTATTTTACGGACTTTGCAGGTGGCGGTGTTCTCTATATAGGCGCATCATACAAGTGGCACATTTTTACTTCATCAGGTTTTTGGGTTGCACCTGTAACGAACGCTGATGTCATTGTTGTCGCAGGCGGTGGGGGAACGGGCAGGGGATACGGTGGTGGTGGCGGTGCAGGTGGTGTTCGTAACCTAATTGCATCTACTTTTACTGTTGGTGCTTCTTATACGGTGACTGTTGGTGCTGCAGGTACTTCGGTTGCTGCAACTAGTGGTCAGACTGCAGGTGGGAACTCATCTATCGTTACCTTAAGTGGCACTGTTTCTGCTACTGGTGGTGGGCGAGGTGCTAGTACTGCTGCTGCTGCAACAAACGGTGGATCAGGTGGTGGCGCAGGAGTTGGATACGCAACTGCTGGAACAGGTAACGCAGGTGGGTACTCGCCAGTAGAGGGTTACAATGGTGGCGCACAACGCAACGATTACCTCGGTGGTGGTGGTGGTGGTGGTGGTGCTAGTCAAGTTGGGGGGTCTGCTCTTATTGAGTGGATGGGTGGCGCTGATTATCGCAACACTTCGGGATTTGGTGGGTTAGGTGTCGCATTACCAAATGATTGCAGTGATGCACCAATCTTTGACAACTTACGAGTAACAGCATGGGGAAGCATTTATGTGTCAAGCGTTCAGTTAGCAAACCTATATGTTGGCACTGGTGGATGCGGTGGCTCTTATGGTGGTTGTTACACAAGAGGAACAACGGGTGCTGGTGGATTCGCAAGCAGCATTTCAGGTACATACAATGATGGAAGCACAAGCGCAAGAAGTTATGGCTGTGGTGGTGCAAGCACTGATGCACGACCAAGCGAAGCAAAAGGTGGAATCGTTATCGTGAGGTACGCATTGTGAGAGAAGTAAATGTTGAGTACGCTACCGATTGGGCGCAAGTAGATAGCACGGGTAAAGTGGTCAATGTTATTAGCGCTGTGCGTGAACAGATTGAAGCACGAATCGGTGACGGTTTTGTTTATGTTGAAGGTTCTGATGAGCGCCCTGCAGTGATGGGTGGCTCGTACCATGCTGACACAGATACTTTCTCACCTGCTGCACCTTTTGATTCTTGGATTTGGCACGAGGCTTCACGCACTTGGAAACCACCTACAGCAAAACCAAGTGACGAAACTTGGACACAAACATTTTTAGACGGGTTTGAGACAGAGCGTGAGCGGTGGGTTTGGAATGAAATCACCTTGTCTTGGGTTGATACAAAACCTGCGTGAAACTCCACTTCCTTAGTGGACTTCCTAGAAGTGGCAGCACATTACTAACAACTTTGCTCTATCAAAATCCGTTGATACATACTGAAGGTGTATCGGCTTTATGTGATCTGATGTGGAACGCACAACGCTCTTTAGATTGTGACGCAATCAAGTCGGCACACAAACAACAGATAGCCGAAAACATTGTGACCAGTTTGCCTGCAATGTATTACAGCAACACGACTCGCCCGATAGTGATTGATAAGTGTCGTGCTTGGACTTTGCCACTCAATGTAAAGATGTTGAAACACTATTACACTCCAAAGATTATCTGCTGCGTAAGAGACATTGATGAAGTAGTCCAGTCGTTTGTGTCTTTGTTTGAGCGCAACGGGCGCAACGATTTCTTTGGCTCACCGTTTGAAAGTGAACTGCAAATGGCGCAGGCAGGTTTGAAGTCAGCTATTGAAAGCAACGACACCGACACTTTCTTATTGGTTGATTACAACGATTTGATTGGCGATACTCAAAGGGAGTTAGATCGTATCTATAAGTTTTTAGGTATGAAATCATTTCAACACGATCTGGCTAATATCGTCACTATGAACCCTGTAAAAGATTCTGTCTATGGGCTAGAAGGTATGCATTATGTTAGGAACACGATAGGCAAACGAGATGAGAGTTAGTCGTTGGATCATATTTCTGCCTGTAGCACTGTTTGCCCTGTTTGCACCACAGCCTGCACAGGCATCACAAACAGGGCTGCTAGTTCGTGGCTATCAGATCACGGAGATACCGCCAACAAAATCTGATCTTGCTTACCCGTTGTGCGGTAGCTCTGTTGAACCGTTTATCAATGCGACTTGGGATTATGAGCAGAACTTGTTTGGTGATTGCGGTTGGGATTCGTTTATGTTGCACTACACGGGTTATCTGCAGATCCCAGAGCATGAAACGATTGAGTTTTGGATTGCGTCAGATGATGGTGGAACAATCCAGATCGGATCACAAGAGTTTGGTGTCTGGCAGGATCAGGGATGTTCAGCTACCGAAACTGGTTTGATTGATATAGCTGCGGGAACTCAACCCGTTGATGCTTGGTTTTATGAGAACGGTGGCGGAACTTGCTTCATGCTCGCATGGAACATTGACAGCACTGGTTGGGCGATTGTGCAACCAGAGTTTTTTACTTCTGAACCGTTGGCTTCTGCGACAACTTCCACGCTTGAAACGACAACCACAGCACCAAGTACCACGACAACGGAGATGCCAGCAAGCACAACAACAGCAACTTCATCTATTCCTCCATCAACCGTTGTAGTAACCACAACGGAATTACCACAAACAACAACAACAGCCCAACAAACAACTTCATCTGTTCAGGTTACTTCCGCACCAGAGATCTACCTATTGCCAACCCAAACCACAGAGCTACCCACGATCCCCACGACCATCCCGATACCCACCACAACAGAACCGACAACAACAACATCATTGGAACAGGCTACAACCGTGTTTCTCCCCGCCATCACAATCTCCCCAGAGCCACCTGTAAGCCTCCCTGTTGAGCTTGATCCTCCAGATACGGTGCAAGCCCCATCTCCAACATTTGTGCTCTCTGAGGATGCCCCAAACGAACCGTTATCCCCAGCGCAGTTTGTAGAGGCTCTGTCCGTTTTGGCTGAGGCAGAAACCCCAGAGGAGGTGCAGGCGGTGGTTGAGCAAATATTGAAAGCCGATCTCAACAGCGATCAAGCAGAGCAGCTAGTCGCTTCTGTTGATGTGCTCGCAGCCATCACAGGGGATCAGGCGCAACAGCTATTTGAACAGGTTGAGCCAACGCAACTGTCAGAGTCAATGGCATCCGTCATCTCTGATGCAATGAACGATCCTGCTGTTCCTACTGAGGTGAAAGAAGCGTTTGAGGAAACGCTTAACATTTTCGGTAATGACGGATTCGCAACCTATGTTCCGCTTGGATCAAATGTGAATGTTGCTGTAAGGCGCACGATTGTTGCAGGCACTACAATCCTGATGGCTTTACCTTCTCCAGTTTCTACGAGGCGCACATGAAAAAGATCCACAACTATCTGATAGAGAACGCTTGGGTGTGGGCTGGAACAGGGTTAGTGTTGCTCACTTTGTCTGGAACAACCCTGCGTCAAGCGTTGTGGATCACTTGTCTGACGGTTCTAGTACACTTCGTAGCAACAATGTTAAGGAAAGGCGATCCAGAATGAAAAAGGCTCAAGATGTCGCAGGCAGAATTATTGCGTTATTTCTTACTAATGCGTTGGGTGTGATCACGGGTGCGTCTGTTATCGCACCAGAGTTGGAACTGTGGAAGGCTGCAGCGTTAGCTGGTGCTGTATCGGTGTTCAAAGTTGCCGAATCGTTGGCTAGGGCTTCTGTTGATGGGAAACTTACTGCTGATGAAATTGACGCAGCGTTCGGGGCAACACCGAAAAAGATCGCAGCTAAGAAAGCTGCAAAATGAAACGCCCATACACGGGCAACAAAGATGGTGCTGCAGCAGGTGAGCATCCACAGCTAACCGCACTGATGAAAGAGTTGTTCAAGGCTTACAGTCCTGCGCTCTGGAATAACGGTTCGTGGGGCGTTCGCAATATGCGTGGCAAAGAATCGCTTTCTGTTCACGCAACAGGGAGAGCGTGCGACATTTCATGGCGCAACATGGGTGACGGAAAGCGGGGTGCTGCTAAAGGCGGGCGCAAATACGCTGTAGCTGCAATGGATTATCTTGTGAAGCACGCTGACGAGTTGGGTGTTGAGATGATCATTGACTATTTCCCTGCACCACACGGCAGAGCTGCGAAATGTGACAGGGATATGGCATGGCAAAAGTACACAAAGGAGACAGTTCATGGCGCACCAAACGGGGATTGGTTTCACATTGAAGTTGATGGCAAGAAATCGTCTGAGCAGATTAAGGCTGTTTTTATGGGGAATCAGCCTGCGCAAGTGGTTGTAGGTGCGTAGATGGATGCTGGTGCTGCTGCGATAGCTGTTGCTTGTATAACAACGCTTGGTGGAATTGTTGTCGGATTCATGCAATCATTTAAGAAGGAGAGCAAGGAAGCGAGACTGGAGAACCGTGAGGATCATGCTGTTGTGCAGATGCAGCTACGGATGATCTACAAGGGTTTGAACAAGGTGGATGACAAGCTAGAACATCACATCCAAGATCACAGGGAAGTTGGGAATGGGAAAACTGTTACAGCAGATAGAGGCAACGCCAGTTAATACTGGTGGGAAACAATCATCCGTTGATTTGGCGATTCAATCAATGCAGGGGGAGGACAGAGAGGACTTGGTGTGCGCTTTGCGCAACATCACAATCTCCCCTACTGTCATATCGGAGGTGCTGCAGATCAACGGTCACGAAGTCACACGCCACGCAATCCAGCGTTGGCGAAACAGAGAGGGTATCTGATGAGCTTGGGCGATCAAATCAATGAGGCGTTAGAGGCTGAGAACAACGGAGAGCTGCTGAGGTTGCGCAAACAGCGTGACAGCTATGCAAACCAGAATGTGCGACTGCAAACGAAACTGGATGAGCTAGAGCGTGCGCTGTCTGTTGTTGATCAGGTAGATGGTCTGACTGTTCAGCCTCCAGTGTGGCTTGCACCAGCGAAACCGAAAACCCATGCAGCAACGCTCGTTGTCATGCTGTCGGACACACACTTTGACGAGGTGGTGAACCCAGATGAAATGGAGGGGCTAAACGCCTACAACCGTGAAATCGCAATGATGCGCCTAGAGAAGTGGACACAGAATGTAATCAAGATGGCACGCCACTATCTATCGGGTGTGAACTATGACGGTGTTGTTTTGATCTTGGGCGGTGACATTTTCTCTGGCGATATCCACGAGGAACTAGCTCTGACTAACGAGGACACCATGATTGGATCGTTGCTGTTTTGGGCTGAACAGGTTTCGGCTGCAGTTGAGCTACTGGCAACAGAGTTCAAGAAATGCCATGTTGTTTCTGTTGTTGGCAATCATGGGCGAACGACACGCAAGCCACGCATGAAGCAGCGTGTGAAAACAAACTTTGATTGGCTGCTTGCGAAAATGGTTGAACGGAGTTTCACGAAAGATAAACGGGTCACATTCACGATCCCAGAGTCAGCTGATGCGCTTGTTCAAATTTATGATTACGGGCATTTGATAACGCACGGTGATCAGGTTTCTGGCGGTGGTGGTATCGGTGGTATCTACCCGCCGATTATGCGAATGCGTGCGAGAAAACATGCACGGTACATGGTGACAGGGAAATCATTTCAAACATTGTGGCTTGGTCACTGGCATCAGTACATCAGTACGCCATCAATGGTTGTGAACGGATCGCTGAAAGGATATGACGAGTATGCAATGTTGATGGGTTTCGGGCATGAGCCACCACAACAGGCGTTAGGAATTGTTACCCCTGAACGCAACCTCACGATTCAAGCACCAGTGTTCTGTATGGATCGCAAGAAGGAAGGCTGGTGAGTTGTGGCAACATTTGTGGAGATCGTCTGGCATGATGCGCACGCAGACACAAACACTTGGATTGAGAAAGACGAAATAGACCCTAATCCTTGTGTGGTTGTTTCATGCGGGATTTTGCTTCCAGAAACTAAAGCTGATCATATTGTTCTGTCGCAATCGTTGAACAGCTATGAGCAGTACGATTGTGTGCTTTCTGTTCCTGTAGCTATGGTTCAGTCAATGCGTGTGTTGGGGAGTGGACTGGATGCGACAGAGCATCTAGGGTGATCCTGCTCGTGATGTTCTCCTTCTCCGTCACGGGCTTGGTTGAGTAGCCCTGCCCCCTAGTACGGGGTGGGGCTTCTCCCAAACCCATACCTAGTCAGGGTTTCCCTGATTTGCAATCTTTGGGCGGATTGCCTATTCTTGATTCATGGGGATCTACCCCTAGCTCAAGAGGAGGGCGCAAGATGGAAGCAGAGATGAGGTTCGTAGGAACTTTCGGAAGTCAAGTCACATTGGAACTTGCTGGTTGTCCAGAGGATGGTGGCAAGTGGGCTTTGTATTGCGAGCATGAAAACGGCGTTGGCATTTTGCAGGACACAAATCGCAAGCGTCTAAGCGCATGGGGTTCACATTCAGATGAATGGTGTCCTCTTTGCCAAGACATTGCGTTGGAGGTGAAGTGATGAGCGAACAAAGCATGTTGATCACAAACCATTTCCTGATTGCGATTGAGCCAACATCAGAGGATCATCCAGCTGGTTGTGGCTGCGAGGATGTGCAGCGACACACCTATCTCGCTGCAATCAGGCGTGGGCAGGAAATGAAAAGCGGAGTCAAGATCTCTGATCTAACCGTAGAGGAACTAGACGCTCTGATAAACGAATGCACGGATCAGATCTACTTTCATAGTCCAAGCCATGTTGATTCAGATGAGTTTCACGGATTCAAGAATGCCTACTATGGCATGAAGCGACTGCTAACGAAACTACAGCAGGCTAGAGCTGCTGCCTGATGCGCAGAGAGAATGAGCTGCGCTGGATCTGCCCCGATTGCGGGAACAGGATCACAACATTCGTGAAAGTCAGCGAGCCTCCAGTATGCAGCAGGCATCTCAAGCCTGTGCGCATGGCTGAGGCGCACAAGATCAAATGGGGAGAGTGCAGCTAACTGTGCAACACCCTTCCGATAGACCAAGATCAAACAACAAACAGAGGAGAGAAAATGCAAGTGATACCGAAAGCTAGGCACGGAAGTAAAGATTGGTTGCTGGCACGCTGGAAGGATGAGCAGGGGCGTTGTGTCTTTGGTGCATCAGATGTGCCAGCGTTGATGGGCGCAAGCCCGTACAAGACCAGAGGCGAGCTGTTCGCAGACAAAGTGAACGAGCCTGTAGAGCAAGAGGAGACAGCGGTGTTCAGGCGGGGCAACCTGTTAGAGAAACCGTTGCTAGAGGAAGCGTCTCGCATACTTGGCACAAACATATTTACGCCAGATGTGATCTACCGTGATGGGCGTTTATCAATCAGCCTTGATGGTGTGGATAACGAGCTGCAGCCAAGCGTGGTGGTAGAGGCTAAGACCTCAACCCGCTACAGCATCTACAACGCTGAGGATCTCCCTGATGAATGGTGTTGGCAGGGATGGGCGCAGATGGCTGTGCTTCAAGTGCCTGTCTGGTTCGTTGTGCTGGATCGTGACCAGCGCATATCTGTTGTAGAGCTACCCGCTAATCCCGAAGCGATCCAAGCGTTGCAGCTAGAGACTTCGGTGTTCGGCGGTTGGGTTGATGGTGATGGGATGGATGAGGACATAAACAATTTCAGTGCTGCTGATATCGCACGCATATGGAAGCCAACGCCGACAAGTGTTGAGTTGCCTGTGAGTGCTGTTGATTGGGCGTTGCAGCTAGAGGAAGCGAGAGCTATGGCTAAGCAGGCTGCTGATCTGGAGAGCAAGGCGAAGGATGCGCTTGCTCAAATGATGTTGGGTAACGAGATCGGCACTGTTGATGGCGTTCAGCTCGTTAGTTGGAAACAGCAAGCGGGCAAGGCATCATTGGATACAAAGCAGTTGCGTTCAGATCATCCAGAGCTAGTACAGCAGTATGAGAAACAGGGCGCACCATTCCGTGTGATGCGTGTAACGAAAGGCAAAGCAAAGTGATTTTCGGCTATCCAACAATGGCGAAGTTCAATGCTTACGATTTCAAAAATCTTGAAGTTCGTGATTATTGGCACGATACATACAGCAATGCAGTTATTCATTCAAAGTCATTAAATGCCAATGATCACATTGTTATTGGCACAATAGTTGTTGTTGAAGTTCAACCATAAAGAAAGAAGGAAAGCAAATGAGTGAGGAAATTAACACGGTGCTGCTGCGTGCAGTACTTGATCAGTATGCGACACCAGATCCAAAGATTGTGGGGACTATCCCACGCAACGGAATCAATTTGGCGTATGTCAGTCACGCTGATATCACACGCATCTTGATTGAAGTTGATCCAGCATGGTCTTGGCAACCTATGGAATGGGTGAATGGCAGACCTGCAATCAATGTTGAGAATGGCACAGCAACAATGTGGGGAACGCTCACACTGCTTGGCAAGTCAATGCTTGGTGTTGGTTCAGTTCGTGCTGACAAACAGGATCTTGATAAAGAATTGGTTGGAGACTTTTTGCGCAACGCAGCAATGCGGTTTGGAATTGCATTGTCGCTTTGGTCTAAGCAGGACTGGTCTGATAACACAACGATCATCAGCCTCCCTGCAGCGCAGGCAAAGCGTGCTGAGGAAGCGAAGCCGTATGTAGGCAATCATCCTGCGAAAGGTGTGCCATCTCCGAAAGTAGTGCGTGAGTTCGTTCAGGAAACTGAGCCGACACCAGATGAAATGGCAGAGATAGCTGCACAGTTCAACGCCACGATTGTTGAGAACATCACGCCCATAACAAAGCCTGTTGCTTCGTCTAGTGGCAAAGCGAGCGACAAACAGAAGGGTTTGATTAGCAAACTTGCAAAAGAAAAAGTGAACGGAGATTGTGTTCCGTTGATGCAAGAGCTGTTCAACAAGTCTGCTGTTGGCGATCTGACCAGCAAAGAAGCGTCAGGGTTGATCAAACAACTGA